TAATTTTCACCGGAGTAAACCCAAAAAACTCAAAAATTAATTTTGATTTGGTAAAACCTGACGGTGAAAGAAAAAAGGGAAGTGCGAAATTGACAACAATAATTAAACTGTTGAGCAACTACACACTTTTTGAACCTTTTTAAACCTCTTCATTCTCCAACAGACGCTCCCGAATAAGGAGGTACAACTCACCCATATCCTTTAAACTCAAAGACACTACATCACCGGTGGATTTAGACTCAATCTCAAGTTCACTTTCAGAGATGTGAAAGTAGTGGTTATCACCGTCAACCCAATCAGGGTAATCGTAACAATCATCCTCATCTTCATCTTCGTAGTTAGCAAACAAATTACCTTGACTGTAGTAATCAGTAGTAGGACGAACGTAAGTATAGTTAAACTTACTATTACCGAGTTCTTTTACAACTCCAACGGCTAAGTTAAAGGCGTCTTCCACGTCTTTTACAACAACAAACTCAGAAGAGGTATGCATGTTGTAGTAACCACAAGAGAAGTTGATACAAGAGAAGTCACCCTTCATTTTGATTTGAGATACATCGGTATAGGGGTGTGACTGTTGATAAGGGGAAACACCCATTGTGTTTTCAAAGACGGGGATAATACGACTAATAAAATCACCTTTATTTTCATATAAACGAACCCCCGAACAAACTTCGGTAATTAAATGATTTCCAGGTGCGTCAAATTGAATCGCATATCCCACGTCTTTAAGGAACTCCACATCACACTCTTTCGAGCCGTGGCAACCAGTCTCTTCAGATACGAAAAGACCGACCTTTACATGTGACAAAGTGCGAAGGAGTTCGAGTGCCAAAAAAACACCACATTTATCGTCACCACCGATTCCCGTTGGATTCCCTTGTGGCGTGTATCCCTTTAGAGATAAGTTTAGTTCTTCAGTAAACGTTCGACCAAAAGTGGGTGGTTTTTCGAGATTCTCCTCCTCAACAACAATGTCTTCAACCAGTTCATGAACCGTATCAGTATGTGCAACAAACATCGGATAAAACTCACCATCAGGTAATGTACCTTTAGTGGCGTAAACGTTATTCATCGGGTCATTGTAATACGTTACACCATCAATTGTCTCAAGAATATTAATAATGTAGTCTACCATCCCATCTTCCTTATAGGTTTTGGTTGGGATTGAAAGTACTTCTTTGAGACGATTAAGTTGTTCGTTGTTCATTTGTGGTTGATTTATATACAAATATACAACAAATATTTCATTAAAACAAAAAAAAGGGGAATTATTTCCCCTTTTCTAAAACAACCTCCTCTTCTCCTTTCATTTTCAACTTACAAGATAACCCCTCAACGATATTACCTCTAAGAACTTCTTCTGAAATCAAATCTTCGATTTTCTCTTGAATTGCTCTTTTAATTGGTCTTGCCCCGTATTTTTCATCAAAACCTACCTCTGATAAGAACTTTTTAACTTTTTTATCGATGGACACTACATAACCTAGTCGGTCAAGTCTACGGTTTAGTTTTGACAACTCAATCTCCACGATTTGTTCTACTTCGCTCTCTCTGAGAGGATTAAACACCACTACCTCATCTACACGATTCAAGAACTCAGGAGTAAAATGGTTCTTCAATTCTTTCTCCAACAAAGACTTTTTCATCGCTTCATTATTTGAGATTCGTGTGGTAGTATCGAATCCAACACCTGAACCGAAGTCCTGAAGTTTCTTAACACCTAAGTTAGAAGTCATAATAATTAGACAGTTTCTAAAATTAATTTTTCTACCGAAAGAATCTGTTAGGTGACCGTCATCCATCATTTGTAGTAGGATGGAAAAGATGTCCTTGTTTGCCTTTTCAATCTCATCAAACAATACTACAGAGTATGGTTTGTTTTTAACTGCTTCGGTTAATTGACCTCCTTGGTCGTACCCAACATAACCTGGAGGTGAACCAATCAATCTACTCATAGAGAACTTTTCTTGGTACTCAGACATATCTACACGAATTAAGGACTCTTCATCTCCAAATATTTCTTTCGCTAATTGTTTAGCTAAGTGTGTCTTACCAATACCTGTAGAACCCAAGAAGATAAACGAACCGATTGGTCGATTAGGGTCTTTAATACCTACACGGTTTCTACGGATTGCCTTTGAAATCGTTTTAACCGCTTCTTCTTGACCAATAACTGAGGAATTAAGATTATTCTCCAAATCCAACAAACCTTCTTTATCCTCCGCGTTCAACTTAGATAGGGGTATTTTAGTCATATGTGAAACAACATCGTAAATCATATCTTCAGTAATTTCTTTACGTTCCTCATCTTTTTTAGAGTCGAAGATATTTTTTTCGTACTCTAATTTTTCTATAATCTTTCGCTCACGGTCACGAAGTTGAGCAGCTTCTTCATATTTTTGACTTTTTACTACTTGAATCTTTTTATCCTTAATTTCAAGAGCTTCATTACGTAGTTCTTCAATAATTTCAGGAAGTTTAATGTTGATTTGAGCTCTGGCGCCAACCTCATCCATAATATCGATTGCCTTATCAGGGAACTCCCTATTAGTTACGTAACGGTCTGCGAGTGTTACACAAGTCTGAAGAGCTTTATCAGTATATATTACTTTATGGTGGTCCTCATAACGAGATTTTAGATTCTGAAGTATCTCTAACGTCTCTTCGGTAGTTGAACCATCAACCATTACCTTTTGAAATCTTCGTTCCAAGGCACCGTCCTTCTCGATGTTCTCACGGTATTCATCAAGAGTGGTCGCTCCAACACATTGTAGTTCACCTCGTGCCAATGCGGGTTTAAAAATGTTAGAAGCGTCAAGGGAACCAGATGTATTACCTGCACCGATAATAGTGTGAATTTCATCAATGAAGATAATAATATCGTTATTATCTTGAAGTTCATCAAGAATTACCTTAAGTCTTTCCTCAAATTGTCCACGGTATTTGGTACCCGCAACTATAGAAGTCATATCTAAAGACACGAGTCTTTTATCACAGAGATTTTGAGGACAATCACCCTCAAAAATCTTCATAGCCAAACCTTCAACGATTGCGGTTTTACCACAACCAGGTTCACCGATTATAATTGGATTATTCTTTTTCCTACGAGAAAGAATCTGAGCGATTCTTTTAATCTCACTGTCCCTACCAATTACTGGGTCGAGTTTTCCCTCAGATGCTAGTTTAATTAAATCTCTAGAAAAATTATCAAGTACAGGTGTCTTAGATGTACTCTGTTCTTTCTTTTTTCTCGGTCCTTTGTCGTTTGGGTCTACTGATTCAATCATATTTTAAAAATTATTTAATTCAATTATAGTAAAGATTATACCAATAAATCAACTATTGACATTCTGTCAGTTAATTTTTAAGTTACATGACATAATGTCAGTCTAATGGTATAATTTATCGTTTGGCACGATATTGATAATATGAGTGTAAAATTAATAAACTTAAATAAAAAAACCAAAAATGTTACGTAGAAAATTTAATTTTAATGACTTGTTATCTGAGTTTGACTCATTATTCGATGGATTTGGTTCCTATAACAATCCTATGATAGTAAGGGGTAAAAAGGATGTTGATAGTGGTGAAGATGAGAATGGAGCATGGACAAAAGAAACATTCACATCCGAAGATGGAACATATCAAATAACCTCCATTTACCGTTACAGTGACTCAACACACAAAAAAGATTCTATCGAAGTTTCTTCGTTAAGAGATAAAATGAATAAGGCTGTAGAATCACAAGATTACGAAACCGCAGCTCAGTTGAGAGATAAGATTATTTCTATCGAATCTAATAAAGAAAAGATTCAAGAGATACAGTCTCAACTAGACGATGCAGTGTCTAAACAAGATTTTGAAAAGGCAATCAAACTTCGAGATAAAATTAAGAAGTATAATTCCTAATAAAAAACCCCTCATACAAACTGAGGGGTTTTTTTACTCTCTCAAGTATTTATAGTAAAATATTATTATGGAGAATAACATATTAAATGAAGTCAAACGTAATCGTGAGTTAATGGGTTTAAATGAAGAAGTTATAGAAGAACAGGGTATTATAGACGCGATAAAGAGAGGAATTGATAAGGGTAAAAAATTTATTAAAAATATTTTTAATAAAAATAATGACATGGAAGATGTCAAACCATTAGAACAAGAACCTGAAGAACTAAATTCAGGTTCAGTAGAAGGAGTTAACTATAATATATATAAAGACGATACTATATTTTATTACGATTCGATAAATGAACATATTGCCAGAACAAAATTAGAAATGATTTTAGAAGAGTTAGGTATTAAGAATATAGTGTCATATCCATATGCTAGGTCTCACGATAATATAAAAGTAGAAACCACTTCAGGAACTGTAGATGGATGGAGAGCCCAATATACAATACCGAATAAAGATTTAGAAGAATACTTTAATACAGAAGAATAAAATGGCTATTAAAACAGAAAGAATATTAGGTAAGAAGATAATCTGTGAGATTGATTCAACAACTCTCATAGAGGCTGAGTACGACACCTCAAACGGAAAGTTATTGGTCACATTCAAAGGTGACGTTAAATATGAATATGAGGATGTACCACACTCAGTCTTTACCAAGTTTAGAATGGCCGAGTCACAAGGTAGTTTTTTTAATAAAGAAGTTGCTAAAAAATTCACCTACAATAAAATAGAAAAAAATGGATAATATAATTAGTAGTTTTTTTGTTAAAGATTCTTTGAATTCTGAGATTTGGAGTGACCACGATAATATTGAAGAATCAAAAATGAAGTCCGAGATAAGAGACGGTTTATTAGAGATTGCAAATGAGTTCATAGAATTCTTGGGGTTTGATATTTTTGTTCAAGATGTTACAATGACAGGCTCATTAGCAAACTTCAATTGGTCGGACTACTCAGATATAGATTTACACATTATATATGATTTTAAGGAATCAGGAGAGCAAGAAGAATTATTCAAAGATTTATTTAATTTAAAAAAGACTATATTTAACTCGCAACACGACATAACAGTAAAAGGTTATGAAGTTGAGTTGTACGTTCAAGACATGAATGAACCTCACATGTCCACTGGTGTGTACTCTGTTTTATACGACGAGTGGTTAGAAAGACCTGAACCAAAAGAAGTTAAGATAGATAAAAAGAAAATAGAAGATAAATCACAACAATGGATGGACATCATTGATAATACAATAGAAGATTTGGAGGTTGGTGATTTAGAGAATTCAGTAGAAATGTTAGATTCCGTAAAAGATAAAATTAAAAAATTTAGGACTAGTGGTTTAGAAAAAGGGGGTGAATATTCTTACGAAAACTTAGTTTTTAAATTTTTAAGACGTAACGGATATATTCAAAAATTGTTTGATAATAAAAATGATTTGATAGATAAGAACCTTTCTATACAAGAAAATTTAAAGTAATAGATAGTAAATATTAGAAAATACTAATTTATCACATATTTATTTATAAAAATATCATCATGGCAGGTTTTTCAGCATGTACTCAGAGTGCGTCTACTACGTACAATTTATATTCAGGGGATACTCCTACAGTACACCCTGTGGCATATACAGTAGTATATGACGACTCACTAAGTGGATACACGAACCAAGAAAGAGTACAATGTGGGGAAGTAAAACTTGGAGGTAATGGTGTGTTTATGTAATTAACGAATTTTAAAAAACAAAAATATGGCAGATTTAAACCCTTTAGGAAGTGAAAAATTACAAGGTATGGAAAAGATTAACCGTATCCTTGAGATTTCTCGTTATAACGAGTCTTCACAAAATGTAAATGAAAGTAGAGCCGACTATACAATACAATTAGCTGACGGTAACTTTTACGGTATCGTAAATGAAAAAAACGGTTACATCGTAAAATCAGGTATTAACGAATCAGAAATGGAATACCGTGAACCTATGCAGAATAGAAAGTTTCATAAGTCATATTCTCAGGCAATGAAACAGATAAATCTTTTAGCAGGTGAGTTAAATAGATTACACGAACATAGTGAAAATATTAATTTAATTGGTGAACAAAAAAAATTCGTGTTAAAAACTCCTGAATCGGAAATGAGTGATATGGGTGACGTATCAGAACCATCTATAGAACCATCACCAGAAGGGGGTGGTGAAGATTTAGATTTAGACTTAGATTTAAGTACTCCTGAAGGTGACGAAGAGTTGGATTTAGATATGGATTTAGGTGACGAATCAGAACCTGAGAGTATTGAAGGAGAGGAAGAAGACATTTCTTTCAGAGTAATTCAAAAACTAACTGGAAAGTTAGGTCAAAAATTAAGAACATTAGATTCTCAAGAAGGACTTTCTTCTGAAGATATCAAGTACGTTTTAAATTCGATTATATCTGCCGTGAATTTAGAAAACTTATCAGAAGAAGATTTAGAAGATGTTTTATCTAATTTTGAAGATGAAGAAATTGACTATGGTGTTGAGGGTGAGTTAGAAATCGAAGCAGGTGATGAAGAAGTCGATGACTTAGATTTAGATATGGGAGAAGAGCCTATATCAGATGAGGAATTAGGTGAGGGAAGTGATGTTGGACAGATTGTAGATGAGATATTCTCCGAGTCAAAAATTGAAAAGGTACTATCAAAGTATTTCGTTATTTCAGAAGAAGAGAAAAAAGACATTGAATCTAAAGACGTTAAAAGATTTATCACAGAGAAAGTAACTAAAGTAAAAGTTATCTCTGAAATTAAAGAGATGTCCGAAACTTTAGAACAAGAATTAACTTCAGAGTTTATTATGAAAGAAAATAAGGGTTCTAAGTTTTTAGGAAAAACAAATAAAAAGAATTTAATTTTCGAAATAGAAGGTAAACAATTGAAAGTATCACCTAATGGAGAATTAGTATGAAATTAATATACGTCAATGAATTGGGTCCCAACTATAAAGGGGATAATATATATGAGTTTATATTCTCTGACGTAGAAGAAGTATGGGGTGAGGATTGGGATTCTGAACCGGCTTCAGGTAAACCATTACCACCTAATGTTGAATATATTAAAAAAGTTGGTGTTTTGAGAAACTCAGATATTGAATTAGAGTTAGTTCAAAACTCTGACTTTTTTTCTGTTTATGACATAGTAACTATAAAAGATTAGTCTTTAGATACGGAGACACAGTAAAATCCGTAGAAGATAAATTATATGAAAGAGATATTGTCCTTTCTTATGAAAAAAGTTTTGTGACACATGAAGAATAAAGAACAAAAAATAGTAAGGCTATTAGAAGAAGGGTTTTCTTATGATACTATTAAGAAAATGAACGATTATCATATTAATAAGATTTATAAAAACCTTGTTAATGAGGAGGAAACTTCTACAGTAGAAAAAACAACATATAGTAAGTCTGAAGTACAGCAGATAAAAAATAAAAACGGAGGTATAAACGTTAATGGTACCGTTACACCGAACGATGATGGTTCAGTAACTGTAACACAGCAGATGGAAGAAGAAATAGATGACACTAATGCGTTAGGTAAATTAGCCATGCAAACCGCCACAGGACAAGAAATGCCTCATGATTCCGATGATATGGCACCTGATGGGATGGATGATGATTCTGATAATAACAGAAAAATGATGGCTAACGAAGAATTTTATGGTGATATTGACGAGGATGTTGTAATAGATGAGTTATTCGGAAACTCAAAGAAAAAAATGAAAAAACCTATCGGTACTTTAACAACTTTAGGTATGTTTGAAGAGACAAGTAAAGGTACGAAGTGTTGGAAAGGTTATGAGAAGAAAGGTATGAAGACTATGTTTGGTAAAAAAGTTCCAAATTGCGTTAAAAAAGAAAGTAAGGAAGAAAAAATTAGTCATCTTGAAGAAAGTATTGTATCTTTGATTAAGAAATCACAAGGTAAAATGTTAACTAAAAAAGATATTCTTTCAGAAGAACCTAAGATTGCACCCGCGCAACCCAAAGTCGACCCAGGGACAAAACCTGAAAGATTTAGTCCTTATAGGACTAAACCGGGTAGTAATCCAAAACCTAAAGCGGGTGATGAGGGAGGATTACCAGAATTCCTTAAATTTAACAACTTAAATATCAAGTTTAGAGATGAGTGATTTAAAGAAAAAAATACAAAAAGCCGTACAAGAACAAATTCAGTACGATGGTCCTGAAAGAATGGACCGTGAGATAGAGAGAAAAATATCAAGTGGGGAGACTCCTATGTCGGATAATCCGGGTTTACCAGGTAAAGAAGAGGATGAATTTGATAATTCATTTTCTGAACTTATTGCGTCTGAAAGATTTAAAGAAGTTGTAGAGAAGGTTAAACGATATACTGGTATGGATGACGTATCAGGTCAAAATGCGTTTATGCAACTTCAGATGATGTTGATGCAAGCAGTACAAGAAGTGAAATCTATAGAATCCAATAACGAAGGGTTTTTAGAGCAATTAGCTGTTGATTTAGTGAAAAAGGAATTATCTATTCCTGACGACGCATTTCAATTCGATGTCGAGTTAACATCTATGCCAGGTCAGATTGACACTTCTCAAATGATATCAGAACCTGAGGAGCTTGATGATGAGGAGGTTCAACAACAGTTCGGTGTTAGTTCTGATGAGGCTGAGGATGATTTAGAAAACTTTATGGCAGCTTTTGAAAAGTTTGATTTAGAAAAGGCAAAAAGAAGATTTATAAATTCTTTAATTCAGGGAGCGTCTAAAAAAGGACACTACATGTTTCACCTGGTTGAAGAGCAACTTAATACTATAAACCCACGTCTACTTAACCTATATGGTGTATTAATGTCTATTAACGACCTATTGTATTGGATTATGCCTGACCAAATGATTATGTCAGCTGCTGGTGACGGAGAAGGTGTACAAGGTTCTGAAGAAATTGATGACACCACTGACCCTCCAACTATTAGAGCAAAAGGATTATTCTTCCCTGTGTTGGTTCACGAATTAATTAAGGGTGTTTATGAGGTGATGGGTACACATGGATTACCTGACGACCCAAGAGCCGCTGAGATGGTTGTAGGACAAACAGACACCTTACCATATGAAGTTTGGGATTTGAGATTAGGACCAGTTATTTGGAGAAAGTTCACCGAAGCGTACCCTGAAAAGTTGTATGAAGACGATATGGGAGAAATTCAAAACTATCTCTTCTCAAGATTCTCATCATTATCTACCGACGAGTTTTTCGAGGTTGCAAGATTAATACTATCAGGGTCCGATGACGGTAAAAAGATAGTGTCTAAAATGGTTAATGAAATTATTGAGGAACTTAAAAGGTTTGAATATGAAGACGCCATGTCACAATATAGTGACGAAGATGATGACAACGATGACGGACTTTCAGACTTATTAGGTGATTTAGGTATTTCTTTAACATAAATTCTTACTAAAATGTCTATATGGCGTTAACAAAAGAAAAAGTATTATTAGAGTATGCGAGGTGTGTAAAAGACACCTCGTATGCATTAAGGACATATCTACAAACTTACGACAACACGCAATCAAAGTATGTTCCTTTAAGGTTATTTCCCGACCAAGATAGTTTAATTAAAGACTACGACACTCATGAAGAAAATATCGCCCTAAAGTACAGACAGGCCGGTGTCTCAACAGTAACGTCTGCATGGGTGTCAAAAAAATTAGTTACGGCGTCCAAATCGAAACCTGAAAAAATTCTAATAATTGCGAACAAACTTGACACCTCTGTTGAGATGGCAGGTAAGATACGTGCATTTATTGAACAATGGCCCAGTTGGTTCGGTGTAAATTTCTCAAATGAGAAAAATTCACAAAGACATTACAAACTTACAAATGGATGTGAGGTAAAGTCAGTTGCAACTTCTAAAGACGCACTTAGAGGGTATACACCAACAATACTCGTATTTGACGAGGCGGCATTTATTGAGGCTGATAATGACTTTTGGTCAGCGTGTATGGCGTCACTATCTACAGGAGGTAAGGTAATTGTTATATCAACCCCCAATGGATTTGACCGTATATATTACTCTATTTACGACCAGTGTTTAAGGGGGATGAATGACTTCAAGATTACTGAAATGTTTTGGTACCGTGACCCTAGGTACGCTAAAGATTTAAAACTTATTAAATGTAACGATATTGTTCATTACATGTTAAATAGGGAGGATTATAATGATGAAGAAATTACAATTGATTATACATCTGTAGACCCTATGGAAAGAGATTTTGAAGAAATTAAAAAACATTCCTTAGATGGTTATAAGCCATATTCTTCTTGGTTTGAGGGTATGGCAAAAAAACTTAAGTTTGATAGACGTAAGATTGCACAGGAATTAGAGTGTAACTTCTTAGGTTCAGGTGACAATGTAATACCAAGCGATACGATAGAAAAAATTAAAGAGAATTTTATTCGTGAACCTGAAAATAAATTTATGGGAGGTGCATTATGGCAATGGAAGGAACCTGTTGTTGGGCACAAATACATTATGGGTATTGATGTTTCTCGTGGTGATAGTGAGGATTTTACGACTTTCTGTATTATAGATTTTGATGAGAGGGAGCAGGTATTAGAGTATCTGGGTAAGGTTCCTCCTGATGTTGCTGCCGAGATAGCTTTTAAATGGGCTACTATGTATTCCGCTTTTGTTGTTATTGATATAACAGGTGGTATGGGGGTATCCACCTCACGTAAGCTTCAGGAAATGAACTATAAAGACTTATATGTTGAGGGTACAAACACTGCAGATAAATGGAAATACAATCCTAACACAGTGGATAAAATTCCAGGTTTAAATTTTAATTCAAAAAGAGTACAAATAGTCGCGTCTTTTGAAGAATCTTTGAGACACAATTTTATTGTAAGGTCATCTCGTTTGATTAACGAATTAAATACTTTTGTTTATATTAATGGAAGACCTGACCACATAAAGGGTCAACACGACGATTTAATAATGGCAATGGCTATGGCAATATATGTAGGGGATAATTCATTCACAAAATTGGAAAAAGTCACCGAACAAACGAAGGCAATGATGGAAAGTTGGATGGTTAACGAGACACCTGTAAAAAATAGTTCAAAAGAATTTAATCCTGGAATACCGGTTATGCCAAACAACAACAATCATCACAGACCTAACGGAATAACAAGACAAGATTATGAACAATATAATTGGTTATTTGGTGGGGGAAGGAGATAACCTTTAATTAATTTGAGTAAAGTTTATATTTATCTAAAAAACTATGGCGAAAAACAACGATTTTACAATTTGGCAAAGACTCACCAAAGTTTTTGGTCCTGACTCAACTCTAGACCAACAAGCCCCCGTTTATAACTTTGATAAAAAAGAAATACTCAAGACCACCAACAAACAAGAGTATGAAAAAGAAAAGTTACAGGCACAACAAACATTATACTTAGGTCAGCAATGGCAAAAGATTGAAAATAATTTATATACCCAAGCGGTTTATTATGAACCGACTCGTTTAGCGTCTTTCTACGACTACGAGAGTATGGAATACACTCCTGAAATATCCGCAGCCTTGGATATATATGCAGAAGAGTCCACTACACCTGATGAAGATGGTTATATGTTACAGATATATTCTGAGAGTAAAAGAATTAAATCTGTTTTAGGTGACTTATTTAACAACAGATTAGACATTAATACCAACTTACCTATGTGGACAAGAAACACATGTAAATATGGTGATAACTTTGTGTACCTAAAATTAGACCCTGAAAAAGGTATTATGGGAGCTCAACAATTACCTAACATCGAAATCACTAGACAAGAGAGGGGTATGAAAATGAAGCCAGAGAGAAACTCTACAAGTACTGAAAACGACGCATTAAAGTTCATATGGCAAACCAAGGACATGGAATTTAATACGTGGGAAATCGCCCACTTTAGATTACTAGGTGATGACAGAAAACTTCCATACGGTACCTCTATGTTGGAAAAAGGTAGACGTATTTGGAAACAATTGATACTATCAGAAGACGCTATGTTAATATATAGAACTTCAAGAGCCCCTGAGAGAAGAGTATTTAAAGTATTTGTTGGAAACATGGACGACAAAGATGTCGAACCATACGTAAACCGAGTTGCGAATAAGTTTAAGAGAGACCAAGTAGTTGATTCAACGAATGGTAATGTTGACTTAAGGTATAATCAAATGGCGGTAGACCAAGATTACTTTATTCCTGTTAGGGACCCTAACGCACCTAATCCAATAGACACATTACCAGGTGCTCAGAACCTGTCTGAAATTGCAGATATTGAGTATATACAGAAAAAATTATTAACGTCTTTAAGAGTTCCTAAAGCTTTCTTAGGTTTTGAAGAAGTTGTTGGTGATGGTAAAAACTTATCATTACAAGATATAAGATTCGCTAGAACGATTAACAGGATTCAAAAATCAATGATTCAAGAACTGAATAAAATCGCAATAATACATTTATATCTTTTAGGTTTTGAGGATGAGTTAGGTAATTTTACTTTAGGGCTTACTAATCCGTCTACACAGGCAGAATTACTTAAGGTTGAGCAGTGGCAACAGAAGATTCAGTTATATAGAGATGCTGTTTCAGACCCAGGTAACGGTATATTACCAGTTTCTTCATCTTGGGCTAAAAAACATATACTTGGGTTTAGTGATGAGGAAATTAAGTTAGACTTACAACAACAGAGAATTGAAAAAGCAGTTGCAAGTGAGTTAGAAAAAACTTCGGAGATAATAAGTAAGACTGGTGTATTTGCCAACATAGATAAATTATATGGTAATAAACCAGGTGAAGGTGGTGACCCTCTAGGTGATGAAACAACCGACTCAGGTGTGGGTGACTTAGGAAGTCCTCCATCAGGTGGTGATTTAGACTTAGGTGGTGATTTAGGTGGTGATTTAGGTGGTGATTTAGGAGGAGATTTAGGAGGAGATTCAGGTGGGGAGGATATCACCCCCGAAGAAATCCCAGCTGAAAGATTAGTAAGAAATAAAGATTTAGATTTATTAGTTGAGGACGACCTGATTAAAGGTAAAAGTATATTAGATTTATCTAAAGGTAGAGAGTCTTTAGGTGAAATAGAAAAGGAACTTAACGCCCTTCTGAAAGACTAAAATGTGAATAATACTACTTACATGATATTTATATAAAAAAATGTCATGACATCATTCGGAATTATTAAAACTAAGATTGAAAGGTTATTAGAATCTACTTACGGAAAACCTGAGTTCAAAAACCATATTAAATCATTTAAATCTATGATACTTGAAAATAGTGATTTATGTGAGGTATATTTTATATATGATGAATTATCATCTAAAAAAGGTCTAAACGAGGATATTGTGGACGATTATATTTCCGAGTCATTCGAACAATTAAGAAATTTAATCAATGATAATCAGAATGAGATTAATAAGATTAATCAGTGGATTGACCAATTAGTTATTGAGAATAATAATGTTTATAACGATATTGATATTCAAGTTTACACTAAAAATGTAACTAAAAACTTAGAATCATTACTTGAGTCAAAAAATAGAATTAAAAAAACTTTACTTAGTTCTGAAGTTGTCGAGGTAAATGAGTCGACACTCAATATACCTATATCTTCGATGTTACAAATCGCCACAAAAACATTTAATAATGAGTTTTCTAATCTTAATGAAGAAGAAAAGAAAGAATTTAAATTTTTTACATCATTAGATAAAACAGAACTATTTGAAGAAATTAATAAGTATAAAACATCTGTTTCTAACAAATTAAGTAATAACTTAAATGAATCTAACGATGAAGAACTTAAAGAAAAAATTCAAAAAACTTTAAATAAAATAAACGAAACTGATTATACCCTTACCTCACTGTACAAATTAAAACAGTTAGAAAAAGGGTTATGATAAGAAAATTTTTAGGTTCTATCCTTAATGATGTAGATGGGCAAAAATCATCTAAAAGAATAATTACGTTATTTGCCTTTGTAATGATGTGTATTGCATTTATATCCAACATCTTTATGGAAATACCTCTACAAAGATATGTTTGGGATGGTATGATGTATATTGTTGGAGCCGGACTAGGATTCACCACACTTGAAAAATTTTCAAGGAATAGAGGAGTCGAAGAATAATGTCAGACAGAAAATATCTTAAATGGTCCAATACTACTGTTAGTTACGCTGAGATAAGAAAAAATTTGGATATTTTCGACCAGTGGTATTCTAATAGTTAAAGGTCGTTTCTTTTCTTGTTCACGTAAATTGCTTTCTTCTTTTCCTCTCTCTTTTTTACGGAATCTTTGGTGTACTCTTTATTTTCATTAAGGTTCTTAAGTTGCTTAGTTTTATAAACCTTGGATTTATAGTTCTTCAAAGCAGATTCAATGTTTTTATTTTTTACCTTAATTATTAGCATTTACAGTATTGTTTGTCTATAAATATACGTCTTTGACATATAACAACAAGTATAGTATATTTAATAAAAACTAATAAACATTATAAGTATGGATTTATATGAAAAAAGGAAAAACATCACAACTAAAATTATTCAGTGATGCTAAGTGTCATTATGGCACCGTAGATGCGAAGAATTTAAAGACAGTATACATAGTTTTACAGTCATGGGTAGAACCCATAAGGGAGTTTGAAAATTGGGATAGAGCGACAGGGATGATGGAGCGTAATATTAAACACGTTTTATTAGAGATATTAAACCCTGAAATATTTGAAAAACATAATATCGTAGATTTAGATTTGAGGAGTAGTGGTATACAGAGAGGTAAAAGAAGTTTTATGAGTTTAGAAATCACTTTATACCTAAAGAATCACCTTGAATTTAAGTCCCCCTTACTTAAAAACAATATTAAAAAAGTAATACAATCAGTATATACAGACTGTTTACGAGGTATGAGATATTTCGAAATACATAAGAGTAAAACGACAAAAGAAGTGGTCTGACATATTTATAAAGAAAAAACATGAAGATTTTAGGACCAAACGATTTAGGTAAGGGAATTTTAGTAGAATGGGACGCGGGGATTGTAAATCCTAACGATAGTCGTAACGCTGAAGTTATTAAGGAATCTTACGGACAATTAGACCATTCAAAACCTTTTGAGTTTTACGCAACATTACAAAAGTTTGATACCCCAAACAGAAACGGTAGAGTCTATCCCGAAAAGATTTTACGTAGGGAAGCCGATGTTTACAAAACCGCTATCGAAAAAGGATTATCTATTTCAGAACTTAACCACCCCGAATCGTCTTTAATTGATTTAGACCGTGTTTCTCACCTTATAACTGATGTTTGGTGGGAAGGTAATACTCTTATGGGTAAGATTAAGTTATTAACCTCACCAGGTTTCCATGAAAAGGGTATTGTATCCTGTCCTGGTGACCAAGCAGCTAACTTAATGAGACAAGGGGTTACTATGGGGGTTTCTTCTCGTGGTGTTGGTTCGTTGGTTAAGAAAGGTGAAAGAAATGAAGTACAGGAAGATTTCGAATTAATCTGTTTTGATTTAGTTTCATCTCCGTCTACACCAGGTGCGTACCTTTTCTTAAATAAAGATGATAAAGGTAGGTATGAAGAAAGTTTAGAAGAAGAGACTCAATTAAGGGCACAAGAACCAAAGATTGACGGTGGTTTAGGTAAAAGTGTTGACTTAATGAAAAGACTTTCCGATTATTTAGGTTATTAAACCGTTTAAATAAAAAACCATGGAGGAAAAATATTTCGTAGCAAAAGTTCAGTATGACCTACCCGATGAAAACTCAGGTAAAATTAAAAAAATCAGAGAGGAGAAACTCGTAAAGGGTTATAACGTAACAGATGTTGAGTCTAAAGTTACAACAAACTTTAAAGATTTCGTTTATGATTGGAGAATCACTGCTTGTGTTGAAAGTAAAATTGATGAGGTTTACGAGTAATTTATTTTAAAAAATCTTTTTTAAATCGGGGTAATACCCGATTTTTTTTTGCTTAAAGTTATTAAAAAAACACTTTTTTCATATTTAACATATTTATATGATAAGTAAAATAAACTTTTGTGCAAAAAAATAATATGGCAGACAAAAAAAACCTAGTTGAAGAAGCTTTATTGCAGATGGAAAATCTACAAGAAGCCATAACTAATAATGCAAAAGGAATACTTGCTTCTACTATGAAGGAAGAAATCAGTGAATTAGTAAAAGAATCTCTCGGTGAAGAAGAGGTTGAAAAAGTGTCTGAAATGGAGACTGAAGAAAACGTTGAAATGTCCGAACAGGAAGAGATTGACGTTGAAGATGTTGAAGTTGATGATGCAGAAGACGACATAGAAGATGCCCTTGAAGACTTAGGTCTTGATATGGGTGGCGATATGGAATCTGATAACGACGAAGAGTTAGACTTGGGTGATGAGGAAATGTTAATGACTGATTTACCTGGTGACGACTTAGAAGTCGATGATGAAGAAGAAGTTCTATTACCTCTCGATTTAACCGCAGCTTCTGACGACGAAGTCTTAAAAGTATTTAAGGCTATGGGAGAAGAAGACGGAATTATCGTAAAACAAGATGGTGATGACGTACACTTAGCGGATAGTGAAACCGACTCTGAATATGTTATTCAGTTAGGTGAATCTGAAGAAGAAGAAGTCGCTGAATCAATGGGTGACCATTTAGGCGAAGATGAAACAGAAGAAGACGTTGTTTATGAAATTGAGATTGGTGAGGAAGATGCTCACGAAGAAGAAATGAGTGAAGGTGATTACGGTGGAAACAAAGGCGATGAGTCTAAGTCACACAGAGATTACGAAGCTAACGAAGGTAAGTATGGTGGAAACAAAGGCGATGAGTCTAGGTCCCACAGAGATTACATGGAAGAAGAAGAAACTTCTGAAGGTAAGTACGGTGGTAACAAAGGCGACGAGTCTAAGTCACACAGAGATTATGAATCTAATGAAGGTAAGTACGGTGGTAACAAAGGCGACGAGTCTAAGTCACACAGAGATTATGAATCTAATGAAGGTGAAACCTCCGAAACGGCTAGAACTAACGCGTCACTTAGAAAATATCCAAACGCTAAGTCAGCACCTGAAGAGGTGAGAACTTATGCTAAGGGTAGATTAAGACCGGCAGTTAGAGAAAATAAAGAATTAAAAACTGAAGTACAACAGTTAAGAGAAAAAAATGAAGAGTACCGTAAGGCACTTAACGTATTCAAAAACAAACTTAACGAAGTTGCGGTTTTCAATTCTAATTTAGCTTATGCTACTCGTTTGTTCACTGAACATTCTACTACGAAGCAAGAAAAAATAAATATTTTAAGACGTTTCGATGGTGTCGAGACTCTTAAAGAATCAAAATCTCTTTATAAGACAGTCAAAGAAGATTTAGGTGGAAAGGAAACAGATGTTGTTACTGAATCAGTACAATCAAAAGTTTCTAAGACTCCATCTAAAGGCTCTGCAAACAATCTTATCGAGAGTAAAACTTATGAAAATCCTCAGTTCTTAAGAATGAGAGATTTAATGAGTAAATTAAAATAAAAATTCCTTAAAACAAATATTAAAATGGGAGCATTATTAGAATCAGGTCTAGTTGGTAACATCGGTCTTAAGCACCTTAAGGTTATCAAAGAGGACACAATTAACAAGTGGGACAAATTAGGGTTCCTCGACGGTCTTAAAGGCCACACTAAAGAAAATATGGCTCAGTTATATGAGAACCAAGCATCATATTTGATAAACGAAGCAGCTTCATCTGACAGTTCAGGTTCATTCGAGACTGTTGTTTTTCCAATCGTAAGAAGAGTTTTCTCTAAGTTATTGGCTAACGACATTGTCTCAGTTCAAGCTATGAACCTACCAATCGGTAAGTTGTTCTACTTTGTACCAAAGATTCAGAACAGAAACGCTGATGGAACGCATATCCCTCCATTTGGAGCACCAAACGGACCATCGACTACTACTTCAGGTTATACTAACAACACAAACTTGTATGACCAATTTTACGAAGGTAGTACTCCAAATTCAGACCCAGCTGGTTTATTCGATTACTCGAAGGGTGCTTTCGAAGAGCAAACACCAGAATTAGTTCCTGTTATATGGAATGGTGGAGCGTTAAGTGCGGTTACATTAGGAACTGCTTTAAGTTACGCAACTGGTGGTACAGGTACCGCGGCTACTGCAAATGTAAGGTCTTTAATCTTTATGATGACAGGATTCTCAGCAGCGGGTGCTAGTAAATTAATCGGTCCTGACGGACAAGAAATGGACACTGAAGACTTCTTGGCTTCATTAGAAGTTTCAGACGTAGCAGGATTAGGTAACAGTAGTACCTTCTGGAACTTCAGAGTTGTAACTCAGAAGTACGGTAAAGGTATCGTTAACTATGGTGGAGAACAAAAAACTACTTTCTATAGTGGTTCTTATCCAGGTCCAGGCGGAAAGTACGACAATGTATGTGACGCTGAAGGTAAAATCTACTTGGAAGTTGACTTCTCAACTCCAGTTGCGATTAACTCACCAACATTAGACGGATACACAGGAAGTGATATCGCTGATAGTGATACATTCTATGGTTCATACAGAGTATATGCAACGTTAGAATTTGAAGACGCTATCGGTGAAGTCTCATTTGACTTAGAAGCTGTTACTGTTTCTGTTACAGAAAGAAAGTTAAGAGCTCAGTGGTCACCAGAACTCGCACAAGACGTCTCTGCATTCCACAACATCGATGCGGAAGCTGAATTGACAGCATTGTTGTCAGAACAGGTTGCAGCAGAGATTGACCGTGAGATTTTGAGAGACTTAAGAAAAGGTGCGGCTTGGTCATTAAGATGGGACTACAACGGTTGGAAGAGAGTGTCTAACGCTTCTGTCAACTACAACCAAAAGGATTGGAATCAGACATTGATTACTGCAATCAATCAAGTTTCTGCACAAATCCATAAATCAACTCTAAGAGGTGGTGCTAACTGGATTGTTGTATCTTCAGAGATTTCAGCAATCTTCGATGACCTTGAGTACTTCCACGTTTCAAACGCGGCTCCTGACCAGGACAACTACAACATGGGTATCGAAAGAGTTGGTACATTATCAGGTAGATATCAAGTTTACCGTGACCCTTACTTCCCACCAAACACAGTATTGTTGGGACACAAAGGTACATCATTACTTGATACAGGATATGTATACGCTCCATACGTACCTCTACAGTTGACTCCAACAATGTACAACCCATTCAACTTTACACCAATCAAGGGTATCATGACAAGATACGCTAAGAAGATGGTGAACAACCGTTTCTACGGTAAGATTACAGTTGATGGTGTTAGAACATTTGAC